AAAAAACTAAGCCCTAAGCAGAAAAAAATTGCTACTGCTGCAAACCCTACAGATAAGATCACTGGGGCAGATTTTCAATCCCTAAAGAACAAGTCAAAAGGTTCAACTAGGCAGCTAGGCAAAAAATCTTCTATGGTACGCAAAAAGGGTATGTGATGGCTAAGTACACAGAAGCTTCAGATAAAAAGCAAGATGCCAAGACCGCTAAAAGTTTAAATCCTAAACAAAAAGCTGCTTTTAGTAAGGCAGATAAAGGTCATAGAAAGCCTAAATCCCAAGAAGATGATACCAAGATGGATAAGGCAATAGTTAAAAAAATTAAGAAAAATAAGTAATGATTTAGCCCCCGCCAGGGGGTTTTTTCATTTACTATTACTAATGACGCCGGAGTAGTCCGGAACCCTGCTGCTTTACCTTGTACTTCCTATGGAGGAAATATGATTTACCTTGCTCAACGGCTTCTCCGTGAGGAGACTGATGCCGATAAAGTCGAGTTTGTTCGTGGTGCAGCTGGGTTAGACAATCATGGCCAAACAAAAGTATTGGCAAGCTTTGTCTCCGGGTTTCTGCTAACGAATTGGCTCAAAAATCGTGGCTAGCGCAAGATCAACTTTAAAATCAGTTATCCGCGCCAGTGAAGCTGCCGTTACAGACGACTACACAGCGGTCTTGAGAGAATACGCTGAAAAACGTGGTTGGCCTTCAGACATTGTAAAAAAGATTAAGATGTCCTATGACCATAATCTACATAAAATTACCTACCCTGCAGAAATTCAAGAGGTTATAGATAGCCTCCAGCATGGTACGCCAGAAAACAATTTTGACGATAAAAATGATGCCCTTATGTTCTTTACCTTGGAAAGGAACTATAAGAGATGAGTTTTTTAATTAATGAGGATAAGGCCTTAAAAACCCTACTTCAAGGAATAACAGTATCTGACAGCGGAAACGCCACCCGACCTGTAGCAGTTTATTATGGGCAGCCTGATAAAGAAATTCGTCAGCAAACATACCCATTTATTACAGTTGACTTAGCAGGAATTAACGAAGATACAGAACGTGCCCATAGAGGATACGTTTCACTTACCTATACCCCAGAAAATGTAGGTACTGAGCACAACTACTCAGTTGATTTTCCTACCCCAGTAGATTTAATATACCAGGTAACCACCTATGCACGCCAACCTCGTCATGATCGCCAGATTATTACAGGATTAACGGCTCAAGGAAGATTGCCATTTAGATTTGGACAGCTACATATACCAGAAGACAATACCCTCCGTCGTCTAGATATGCTTGGTTTTTCAAAAAGAGATACTATGGAAAATGGCAAACGTCTTTTTCGTAATATCTACAATATACGAGTAAGCACGGAAATCTTCCAAGCAGACCTTGTACGTATGTATCAAGTACTAGAACAGCCTATAATCTCGACTACTTGGCAAACATTGCCTTTCTCTACAAATACGCTATAATTTCAGTACCCCCCCAGATAACAACATAACCCTAAGGAGTAAACCGGAATGGCAACAACATTTAGTCGCCCCGGAGTCTTTATCCAAGAAGTGGCACTACCTCAATCGGTAGCGCTTGCAAACAACTCAGACGCTATTGGAGCTATGGTTGGTTCTCTACCTAAAGGTGGAACAGCTAACCCAATTCTCGTAAATTCATGGTCTCAGTTTACTAGCACTTTTGGTGGATTAAATGATTCCTACCCAACAACTTGGGCTGCCTATAACTTTTTCGCTAATGGTGGCCGCAACCTATATGTAAAGAGAGTACTAGGCACTTCCAGTGCCGTAGGAACTCTTGGTATTACAAACACAGCTGTAGCAGCAGTATTTACAATTAACGCTATAAACGCTGGATCTTGGTCAACTAACTACGCTGTACAGGTAGTACCAGCGGGAGAAAACACTCGTTTTGGAGTTAACGTGTACAACACTGTAACTCAAAATGGCATTAGTGTAAACGTTCTAGTTGAGTCTTTTACAGACCTAAGCATGAGCACAGCCGACACAAACTATTTCCGTTCAGTAATTAACGCAGGATCAACAGTTATTACTATTCCAGCATCAGGAACTAATAACTCAAACTTCCCTGTAACTAACTCCTCAACACCAACAGCATTGTCTGGTGGTTCTGATGGTGGAGCACCTTCTCGTACAAACTACTCAGATGCATGGTTAACTTTTGATTCTATTTCAAATACGTTAGTTCTTTACGCACCTGACGCACCGTACGCGTCCACATCAACTCTTACAAGTCAATATCACGGAGATGCGGCAGTTTACGCAGCAACTCGCAGCGATTGCTATGTAATTATTGATACTCCATCAAACCTAACAGTAACTGCAGCTCGAGAAAACATTGATGCTACTAAAGCAATTTATGCAGCATCTACAGCTGGCGGAATTGTTTCAGCGTACTTCCCATGGATTAATATTCCAGACGGAACAAAAATCCCTGGCGCAACTCGTCTTCAAGCTCCAGGAGCTGCAGTACTTGGTCAGTATCTAGCAACAGATGCTGTTCGTGGACCTGCAAAAACTCCAGCTGGTTTGCTTAACCGAATTGCACTTGCTGTATCTACAGAGCGTGCATTTACTAACGCAGAGTTAGACACTATTAACACAGGAACTTCACCTATTAACGCAATTCGCCAAGTTCCTGGTGCAGGAATTGTTATTATGGGTGGACGTACAATGGACAATACACCTAACAACCGATACATCAATGTACGCCGCTCACTAATGTACATATCAAAACAACTAGAAGACCTAACTGCATTTGCAGTATTTGAAAACAATGACTCACGTTTGTGGCTACAGATTCGTACCACACTCAACTCATTCCTTCTTAATTACTGGAACAATGGTGGGCTTCGCGGAGCATCACCAACCCAAGCATTTTATGTGCTGTGCGATTCAACTACAACAAGCTTTTCTGACCTACAGGCCGGTAAGGTAAACATTGAAGTTGGAGTTGCATTACAATACCCAGCAGAGTTCGTTGTCATCAAGCTTGGACAACTAACCGGAAACGCTACGGCGTAAGGAGAGAATAAAAAATGACTACAGCACCTTTTACAAATACGCTTAGTACACTACTAACAGATCCAGTACGTAATTTTAAGTTCCTGGTAACTTTTAGTCCAAAGAATACAGACAATAACTGGCCAGAATCGTTTGGTAAGATGGGATTTGTTTCTCTTTCTGGACTAAGCATTACTACTGAACCTATTGCATACCGTGAAGGCGGGTACAACACTAACGTTCACCAGATCCCTGGTCAAACAGCGTTTACACCTATTAGCCTAGCTAAGGGAGTAATGCTTGGACAAGACGCTAATCCAAAGTGGATGAAGCGACTGTTCTCAGTACTAACCCCTAGTGCAACTAGTGGTATTGGAGCTGACTTCCGTTGTAACATGGATATCCAAGTACTTAGCCATCCAAACCCAGCAGGGCTCAATGGTTCTAATGACACCACCGCCCCTGCAAGCGCCCTCGATCAGCACACCTCAATGCGTTTTCGTGTATACAACACGTGGATTAGCAGCCTGTCTTATAGTAATTTAGACGCAGGCGCTAACTCACTTATGGTAGAAGAAATGTCTATCGTACATGAAGGCTTTGATGTTATTTACGGAACAGGTATGACTGTTGCGCAAAGCGCTGCTGAATTTACTATTTAAAGTAAAATTAAAGTAAAACTAAACTAAAAGGACACACACCATGACTACTAATACGACGATCAATTCGGCAGCAAACCCAGATTTAGTAAACAAAATTGCATCTGATGCAATGGCATTGGCTAGTCAGGGGGCAACAGTTTTGGCGTTAGCGCCAGAAATTCAGTTGCCTTCTGACACCAATGTAGAACTTCTTGGTGGAATTATGGATCCTTTTGAGGGCCCTATTACTACAGCAGAGGTTAGAGAACTAACAGGTATCGATGAAGAGCATATCTCTAAGATCACTGATATGGGTAAAGCCCTATTAACGATCTTAGAAAGAGCAACAGTTTCTATCGGTAACCAACCAGCTGACAAAGATCTTTTAGATTCTATGTACGCTGGAGACAGAGAGCTACTTCTTCTTACTATTAGAAAAGTAACCTTTGGAAATGAAATAAAGCTAGGCCCTGCTAAATGTCCTAAATGTGACTTTGAACAGGTGTTCGTAGTAAATTTAGATAATGATGTTCCTTTAAAAAAACTTGAGGGGGACCGAGAGTTTATTGTTAACTGCAAGGTTGGTAAGGTTAAGGTAGCTCTTCCTACAGGACGAGCTCAAAAGGCACTAGTTGCATCTAACAATAGAACTTCAGCAGAACTAGATACAGTTTTGTTGCAGAACTGCGTTGTATCTATTAATGATATGCCAGTTGTAGATGCTCAAGTAGTAAGAGCACTAAGTATTAAAGATAGACGAGATATCCTAAAAGAGCTTGTCTTACGTAACCCCGGCCCACAACTCGATGAAGTAAAGATTAATTGTCAATCTTGCGACCAGGAGGTATCGCTTCCGCTAACTTTAGCGGACTTGTTTCAGTAGTGAGATTGACTACAAATCTCTTCTAGAAATGCAAGGACTTTTAGTTCAGGCATATCCTGGATGGACATTAAGTGACATACGTTCTCTTAGTATAAGAGAGCGCATTAACTGGCTAAATAAGGCGGTTACTAGATTAAGGCGGTGATTTAAATGGCAGATAACTTAGGTATCTCCTCTGACGGACCAGACAGTCTAAGTTCTGATTCTGGAGAAAAGTCATTTGACGACCTTCCTAAAGAGATGCTTAAAATCTTTAAAGAGGTTGAAGCATACGTTGACCGCATTGCTGAAAAATGGGGCAAGACTCTTGATGAAACTACAGACGCTTTAGGCAATGCCAAGAAAAATCAAATTGGTTCTGGACGTCTTGGGTTAGGGTCATTTACTAAGACTCAAACTGCAGCTGGCTTAGGAATGGCTGTTATGGCTGTTGGCGGCGCCCTAATGAAGATGGCGCCAAGCACCATGTCCGCTGTTACACAGCGTCTTGGGGCAGATACATTCGCTAGCTTTAGCGGCATGTCTTCTCGCCAAGCAATCCTTCAAGCTAATAGGCAAGTTGGAGGGGGCGCTACAAGCGCTATGGGGCCTACTATGGCCGCATCAGCCCTCATGTATCAAGGTGGGTACACCGCTAATTCTCTAAGCTCTAAGAACATCATGACCCGTCTAGGCGGCATCAGTGCCATGACTGGTATGACTAACGAGCAAGCTGCAGGTAGCGTTGCCGGAATTAACGGCATGGCTTTTCTACGCCTTGGAATTAAAGCTAGAGATAGCAAAGGTAACCTAGCGCCTATTGAAGGTTTAATTAATCAGCTGTACGCACGTGTTGGCGGTAAGGGTAACGCTCAGCAAATTGCTCAAGGATTTTTTAACAAGGGTGGAAAAGGTTACAATACTCTTCTTGGGGTAACTGGTGGCGATCAAGCTCTTATGGCTACGCTTCAATCTGGACTCTTATTGCGTGCAAAAGCAGGAAGAGATATCACGGGTAAAGATTTATCTAACCCAAATAAAACTTTAGATTTAATGGGTGTTGGAAAAGATAGTCCAATTAGAGCAAACTTTAGATTTCAAACAAGCGAAGGAAGAAAGCTTGCTGCCACTGAACAGGGTTTAGTTGGAGGATACAACACAGGGTTAAACGCAGCATCTTCTGTCAATGATGCTTTTAGTAGCGTTGCAGAGTCTGCAGCGGGAGTTACTAAAGCACTCATGGGACTAAAGGGTTTCTTAGAAACTTTTCCTAATGCGGGTTCAACTGCCGGAACTATAAGCCAGATAGGTTCTGGGTTGATTGGGGGCGCAGCTAACTTAATCGGTATGCGCATGGGTATGAAGGGCATTATGGGAGCCGTTAAAGGCAAAGCTCCTATAGGCCCCGCTATGGCTAAGGCTGGGGCAGGAAAATTTTCAGGAAAATTAGGTATTAGTGCATTAGCGGCAACTGCTGCTACTTACGGTTTAAATAAAGCATTTGGAGATAAAGTAGATCCAAACATAAGTAAGTACGGTAGCGCCGCAGCAAGCATAGGAACATCAGCTTTAACTGGAGCAGCAATAGGAAGTTTTATTCCTGGAGTAGGTACCGGCGTAGGAGCAGTACTTGGTACTGGCTACGGAATTTATAAAAACTTTTTTAGTGGTGGTGGTCAAGGCGGAGAAGCATCTGAAAAGATGAACATTGGTAACACCGGGGATTCTTCTGGAAGCTTTAGTTACCCAGTACCTGCTAGCACAAGAATTTCTTCACCTTTTGGTAATAGAAAAGGCGGGATGGTTAACGGCAAAAAGATAAGTTCTAACCATAAGGGTATGGACTTTGCAACTCCTGTTGGTACAGCCGTAACAGCTATTGCCCCCGGACATGTTGAGACATCAGGCAGACAAGACGCTGGTTGGGGTAACTACATCAAGGTAAAGCATGATGATGGTACATCTGCACTGTACGCTCACTTAAGTGCTATTCGTGCTAGCCGTGGGCAAAAAGTAGGGCCTGGATCTGTTCTAGGATTATCTGGAGGAGCTGCGGGTCACCCTGGGTCAGGAAACTCTACAGGGGCTCACCTACACTTTGAGTTTATGAACAGAAGCGGAGTTCGGGTTAATCCTTCTCCTTATCTATCTGGTGGTAAATACAACCCTGGTAAATATAAAGGCCTAAGTGGAAAAGAACGTAGAAGCTTTGCTAGTGGGTTTAGTACATCAGATCAACAAATTTTAGGTTTAGAGAATTTAAGTTCTATTGGTCTTTCTTCTTTACTAACTGGTTTAATGAAAGACAATGGGTCAATTGGGTACTCAGATATATCGGGAGCAATTAGATCTGATAAATCTGGATTGTTGAACTCTGCACAAGACAGAGTATCAGGAGATTCTGGTGGTATGGCTGGTGGTAGTAGGGTTGGTTTAATGAAGATGTTGCATGCAAATGGTTTTAGAGGTAAAGCTCTTCAAACTGCTTTTGCTATCGCATTAGCTGAGTCTGGTGGGCGTACCCATGCCCACAACGGCAGGGGGCCGGATGATTCCTACGGCGTATTCCAAATCAATATGATTGGTGGACTAGGGCCTGCACGCCGTAAGAAGTTTGGTTTACGTAGTAATACTGATCTTTATGATCCAAATACTAATATAAAAATTGCAGCTCATATGAGCCAAAGAGGAGCTAACTGGTCTGCTTGGGGAGCCTACACTAGCGGGGCTTTCTCTAAATACCTAGATGATGCTCAAGCAACTCAGGTTAAAGCAAGAATTGGTGGGGCCTCAGATGGCCTAAACTTGCCAAGTTCTTCTGGTGGAAACTCTGCAACCATGGGTGGAGGGTCTGGAACCTTTAACGCACACTCCAACACAAACATTACTTTAAAAATGGATGTAAAAATTATGAATGCTAGCGCTGGAGAAGCTGAAAGATTAGTTAAAATGGTTGGACAAAAGTTACAAAACAGCAAATATCTTAAAGAGATTGGTAGTGGGCTATAATGGCAAAAGCATATACCTATCATTACACTAAATCTTGGAGAATTAAATGGTCTACTATTGAAACAAACAACTTTGTGGATGAAATTGCCGAAGATTATGAAAAAATAACTGCAACTTATGAGCCAGAATGGCTTTCAGTAAACAAAGAAAACCTTAGAAACAAAAAACTTACCACTACAATTCAAAAAGGCTTTCAATTACTGCTATCAGTAAGATTTTACTGTAAAAAAGTAGTTACTGGCGAAGGAGCCGCAAATGGAACCTTTTATTACCTATTAAATAGAGATGTTCTCTCTAATGTTAAGATAAATTGGTCTGCTTACACAAATAAAATAAACGTTAACGGCCAAAACCCAACTGGCCCTATAAATTTTGCTAAAGAAATTAAATCTAATCAAAAACTATACGGTACTGATGGCACTACTGAACAAGTTATTAGTAATAGAACTTATTTTGAGAATAGTTCAGAAAAAAACACATTTTTATCTTGGTTTAACGTAAAAAGTTCTAATTTTACTATGGATAATCCAGGAGTAGTTACTGCTACAGTAAATCTAGGTACAAACTACGCTAATTTTGGCGGGGATCCAACTGCTGGCAATATGACTAATATTAGTCAACTAGGAGAAACAGTATTTTTTAAAATATATGACGCTGTTGGTCAGCCTTCAGAAACACCCCCTTCTTTTGTAGACTCTACTGCTGAATTGCTTACTTATTTAGATTCTTCTGGGACTTCCCGTAATATTGTTGAACGTGTTTACGATAGGTGTGAGAAAAAATGGTACGCTCTTAGTTTATTGCCTGCTGGAACTAATAAAACTAGTGCACATCAAATAAGTACTGCAAAGACAGACGGCAGTAATTTTATTAGTGGTTCAGTTATTTACGAAAAAAATGTTACTAAAGGCAAGTTTGGAAAGCAAGCTTTATTAGCTCTACAGTTAATGAGAACTAAAAAAATAGGAAACTGTAGTGGCACTACTTCAAGCGCTCCAGTATCAAATACCACACCTGTTCCACCACCAGATTCTAGACTTTTACCTAAAGGAAACTTACGTTGGAATCCACCACCACATAACGTTAGCCGTGGTGTTCCACTTATGGAATATGTTAATAAGCTAGACCCAGAATCTGTTATTCTTACTGAGCCCGCATTTGCTAAGCTAAACACCGCGGAGTTAAAAAGAGGAAAAATATTTCAAGACTCTCTCGGCGCAGAAATTTTAAATACTAACCCTGATAAGATCGCGTTGCCTGGAAAAGGAAAACAACAATGGGGATTTAGATTTATGTACAATCCAACTACGTTTTCTTACAGTTCGGCATCTAATAATAACGTTGACTGGACTCTGGGCGCAAGTGACCCTACTGCTCTTATTGTGGGTAATTCTACTGTTCAATTTGAGCTTTATTTAAACAGAATTGCAGACATGTCATTTTTAAAACAAAGTAATGTTAATTTAAGCACTGGTTACCCTAACGGTCTGCAAGAAGTAGAAATTAAAGGTATTTTAAATAGAGGTACAGAATATGATATTGAATTTCTTTACAGAGTTCTTAATGGAGACCCTTTAAAGAAACCTTTACTTTTTAGTAAAGAGTACGGAAACACTTTAGGTGGAGTTACGTCAGATTTTGGATACACAACTGCTATTCCTTGTTGGCTCTATCTAAATGAAAATTTGCGGTATTATGGTTCTGTAGCAAACTTTAACGTTAATCACGTAATGTTTGATCTTAACATGGTGCCAATGTTAAGCACAGTAAGTATTACCTTTAATCGTTATCCTGCACTATTTGATAAAACACGAGCAGTAAGCAAAGCAGATCAAAAAGCAGCAGATGCGTTTAAAGCTAGAGGGGCTGCTACTAAGACTTATCTTGTATCTACTGGTATCGAACCAGATGAGACAGACTAATGATAGAGAGAGTATCTAGATACTACACTGGGCCTTTAGCTCAGCTTAAAGATAAATACGAAGATAGGTACAATATCTACGTATTTAGAAAATTTAACTCTTCTACTGAAGTTTCTTATATTGAGTACACTTTTAAAGAAGGGGATTCTTTAGCTGCCATAGCCGAAACTTACGGAAAAGGCGCAAAGTACTGGTGGGAAATAATGGAGATTAATCCAGAAATTTCTGATCCTTTTTATTTACCTATTGGTACAGTATTGAGAGTTCCGTATGGAAACTGATACTACTGGGTTAAGCCCATTTCAATTTAGTCCGGATACAATAAATAGTGCGTTTTTTGTATCTTTTCCTAAATCTCCTGATATGGATCTTATTTTAATTGGTGCTGAACTATATCAAGATACAGAGCAGCATGACCGTTTAGTTTTGCATTACAAAGGACAACTATCTAAAAATAGAAAGTCTCTCGTATCAGATGACCCAGTAAAATTTGAGTTTAGCTACGGTCAGCTTAAATCTACCTGGTATGGCTATATTAGACACATAGAGCAGCCTAACTCTTTTCAAAGCGGAAATACTGAAATTGTGTGCCTTGGCGTATCTTCCCAACTAAAAAATACAGAACAAAAAATCTATAAAAATGTGACTGCTGATCAGGTTGTTTCAAAAATTGCGGTTAAGTATAAGTTACAGTCAGTAACTCAGCGACACCCAAGAGTAAGAACATCAATAGTTCAAGCAGGACAAAGTGATTGGCAACTGCTAAAAAGACTAGCAAAGCAGTCTGGGTTTGCCTTGCGTTGTGAAAATACCTCATTATTTTTTGTTTCCAAGGAAAAAATCTTTAAAACTAAAAAATCTTCTGCACCATACTTTTTTTACTTTGAGGGTGCAGATACCGGCGTTGCTACAGCAGCAGTTAAGAAATTAGGTACTCTTTTAGAGTTTGACCCTATAATTTCTGATACTTCTCCTGATTCAGGTGTACGTGTTGATCGAGTAATCACTGGCGTTAACCCACAAACTGGAGAAGTAATTAAAGTAAAGCACCTACATAAGGCAACACTAAATTCAACTTTAGGCATTGTTATTCCTAATGAAACGTACTTTTTACAATGAGCACATACTCTAAAAATAACTCAGCAAAAAATACTAAAGCTACGTATCAAAAGTTTCACGTATACGAAGCTGCTACAAGCATCTCAGAAGCTAAATTTATTGCAGAAGATCAAAATAGTGCAAATAGATATCAGCATCGGGCAATGGCTACAATTGTAGGAAACCCTAACATTCGTCCATACGACCCTATTTATTTTGATGGTCTCCCTGGAGGATTCTCTGGATATTGGACTGTACTATCTGTTACCCACATTTTTGGCGGAATAGCAAAATATTTAACTAGACTTGAAGTTGGCACAGACATTTTAGGGGATGTAGACTCAGCTGCATCTAAGAATTCAGATGTTAGAAATGTGCAAGCGGAGCTATCTAATCAATCTTTAATTAGCTCTGATGTCTCACTTACTCAGTACACTTTATCTCCTAACGCTTCAAGCTTGCCAGTAGACAGCACTACAACTGCAAAAGTAAGTGTTGATGGAGGATTAGTACCTAACATACCGGGTATAACAGCGTACTCAGACTCAC